AATAACTTGCTTTAATAGATCTTCATATCTTTCTTTTGTTAAAGAGTGAATAGGCATATTAAGTAAGTAGTCAAAAGATTCAGATACTTGGTCGAATTTAGCTTTTTCTAAATCGATTACAATATCCGCTTTAGGTCTGTTATTAACTTTTAGTTTACCATCGATAATCATTTTAATGAAACGAGCTCGATTAGTAAGAATTTTATGTTGATCGGCTAGCTCTTGAAGAGCATAAGCTTTACGCTTGTCATAGAATCCTAAACGGAATTTTACGAAGTAATTGATTAGATCCGTTACATTTTTGAAGATGATTAATTTTCCATTTTCATCGAGACATGTAAGGTTTTCTGTTTCAGCTTCTCCTATTTTAAACATTTTAGAAACCAATTCCCTTTTAATCTTTTCGGCAAGAATTGTTCTTTGAAATTTAACTGTATAATTGATTTCTTTACTCGTACAATTATCATCATAATATGAGATATGACCATTTTCTTGTAATGAAGTAAGAAGAGCTTCAAATTTTTGATAGGTCATTGACGGTGGTAATTCCGTGATTTTTACGGTTGTAGTATTTTCCACATCAACAATTCCATTAATAACAAAGGAAGAAGTTGATACATCTAATTTAGTTACTGGACCGTTAAAGTCTTTCCACCAAGGCAAAGGTTCTTTAAACTTCTTTCCTTCTAAAGATTTTAAACAAGAATCAATTAGGTCAATTGGGTTTCTGTTTAGAATGTTTGTAGCAAAGCCAACCGCTATACCTGAAGATCCATTTAAAAGAACCGTTGGGATGATAGGTAAGAAGAACTTAGGTTCTATTTCATTACCTTCTTCTTCTTGGGTTTCGAGTAATTCAAAATCTTTGTATATTAAACGAAAATTGCCGTTCAATTTAGTTGATACGTAACGAGCTGCTCCTGGTTCAGGTGAACGTAAGGAACCAAATTGTCCGATACCATCAAGTAAAGGCATTGAATTCTTGAAAGTTTGTGCCATACCTATAATAGCAGCATTTAAAGATGCATCACCGTGATGGTAATGTGCATCGGCAGCAATACGTCCAGCAAATTGAAATACTTTAGTCGGTTTATCATTTCCACCTTTCCAAATTCTATTTGCAACATGGATGATTTTACGTTGAGTCGGTTTGAATCCATCAATTACCGAAGGAATAGCTCGATTTTCGATAGTGTACATACCATAAGCAGCGTATTCCGTATCCAAATAATTAGAAATAGTTCTTTGGTCGTTTGTTGCTTTAGCTTTAACTTTTTGTGACATCTTTAAGTTTTATGTTATAGATTAATTTGATATACAAATATAATAAAATTTCTTCGAAAAAGAAAATGTTTTGATATGGGGTTATTAACAAAATTCAAGTAGTTTTTTCTTACGTAATGAAGAATCACCACCGAACCAAGCATGTAAAGATTCTTTATAAAGAACATCTTTAGATATTTGAATTGTTTTTGGATTGGTTATAATCTCTTGATATTCTTCATCTTCTAAAGCGGCAAGTCCCTTTTTGTATTCGGTATTCCAACCTTTGGTATTTGTTTTCTTTAACCATTCATTGAATTCGTCTTTAGTATAAAATGAGATAACTTCTTTTCCTTTTTTAGCAACAACTATAGGAGTAAGTACTCGATATATTTTACCTTGAGCAAATAGTTCTGGCCAATATTTACCAAAGAAATTCATTAGAAGACCTGCAATAGCATCACCATCTGGATCGGCATCTGTGTAAATTAGAATCTTACCGTATCTTAGATTTTCTGGTTCTTCACCTAATCGAAGACCTAATGAACCCATCAAATTGATTACCTCATCGTTTTTAATAACTTCGGTATTCTTCATTTCTGATACATTTAAGAACTTACCTTTTAAAGGAAATGCACCAAACATCTGAGGATCTCTAAATTGACGAACTGCCGATTTAGCCGAATCTCCCTCGAATATACCTAAAGTACATTGATCTCTGTTATCTCTTGATTTTGCATCGATTAACTTAAGAATCTTAGCAGTAGAAAGATTTTTGTTTAGTTTTCGTAATTCTGCTCGTTCATCAGCCATTTTCTTCTTTTCGATCCAATCTAAGATTGAAGCAACGATTTCTGATTGAAATAAGGATTTGATAAGTTTTTCAGAAACCATGTGAATAGATCCAAAATCTTTTGGTTCAGTAATAAGTTTTTCTTTAGTTTGAGAGGAGAATGCTGGATTAATTATCGTACAATTAACAAATAGCATAATATGATTTTTGATATCTGAAGGCTTAATATCTACTTTATGTTTTTTATAGATTGCTTGACGTAATTTATCTATGGTTTGTCCCATAATAAAATTAACGTGTGTTCCTGCATCTTTTGTTTCTATTGAATTTACAAAGGAAATAGATTGGAATCCATTGGAAGATGGTGCAAATGCTATTTCAAAATTTTCGGATCTTTCATACATCGTGTTAGGTGTATACAAATCTGCATATTCCTTGAATGTACGGAATTTGAATTTCTCTTTATTGAATTGAATTTTCACATTTGGATTACAAGCAGCTATATCAATTAATCTTTTACGGATCATTTGGATATGAGCATCATCGAGACCTTTCATTTGAAATTGAGAAAAATCAGGAATGAATGTTATTTCTGTAAATTTCTTATCAGATTTTGTGATTTTAGGTTCGGTTCTATTACCCATGTTATCGGTAAATGTTTGAACAAATTGATTTTTACCATCGGCTGTTTTGATAGTAAATTTCTTAGAGAATATGTTTGTTAATGTTGAACCTACACCATTTGTTCCAGCAACTGTTCTTGATTCAGTGTCATCGAAATTCGATCCAGCTCGAAGATTAGAAAAGATCATTTCTGGAATCCATACACCGACTTTATCGTGAATAATAACAGGAATTCCGCCGTTATCATGGATTGTGATTTCGCCTGATTTTTCGTCGACTTGTACGTTAATTTGATTTAGATTTGAATTTCTTTTAGATTCATCAACCGAGTTAGAAACAATCTCGTCGAATAGCTTTAAGAATCCCGGATTATATTGAACGTCTTTCTTTACGAATGTATCTTCTAAAAAGTATTCGCTAGAGTCATGGGGTTTTGTAGAACCGATGTACATACCAGGACGTTTTAAAACGTGCTGTATTTCATCTAACATTTCGTACTTCTTACTGATTTCAGCTGACTTCATTTACTATAAGTTTGAATTTATTATTTTATGTTGACTTGTAAAAATGGATCATTACCAATCCTGGTATGTGATTTCTTCTTTAAGATTTTTGATTTGTTCAATCTCTTCATCAGAAAATAATTCAGGATTATTCAATTTTTCGTTTAAACATTCTAAAATTAGATTAGCTTGTTTAGAGTTGATGTTAATTTGCATATTATTTGTTTTTACGTTGACCTAATTTACGAATTCCATATTGAACTGTTACTTCAGTGAATGAAACTTCATTTTCGAAATTGTATTTATCGAATTGAATAGATCCTTCATTAGTAAACCTAGTGATTGTATCATTGAAAAGAAGACGTTGGAAAGTTGTTTCGTCTACAATAAAAGTATCGCCGATTTTGTATATCACAGGAAATATGTTTCTACCTGAGTTTTCGGTGATTTCCTTTTTAACGATTAATTTGAATTCTTTGTGTACCATAATGTTTATATTTAATTTGTTATTACAAATATAAACAAAAATCCCAACATAAAAAAATGCTAGGACAAAAAGTTATTAACAATTTTAAAAGTTTTTGTAGGTTATCATAAAAGATGTTATGATATCGTAAGATTTAACCGAAGAATCCACAAATTGAGAATATGTAGATCCATTTATATCACAATTTATATTAAATGAAACCTTCTTACTTATAGGTATTTCTATAGTGTTATTAGATCTAAGATTAATATTGTTATCAAAAGAAACATTAGAATCCGATAATATTCCTGGTTGAAAAAGAGTTATAGAAGTAAATTTGATTGGCGTTTTAATTTCGATTTTAAGCCGGCTTGACAATCTTAAAGATTTTAAATTTTTACTAATGTTTATTTGTGATATGTACGATTCTCCTACTATCGCTTCTGAAGCAACGATACTAATATTTTTCTTTCTAATAATATCAAAACCTATCCCAGAACCTATAGAATATCTAAGATCTATCTTTTTTAATAATGAATTTTCTAATTCACCAAATCCTAAAATTTTGATATTTTGTAATTTATAAGAATAATTTCCTGTTAAATAGGATTCTCTTTGTTTTGTAACATACTCTCCGTTGTTGTCCTTGATCAAAGTATACACAAGATTAGGTGATATACCCCATTGATGTTTAGCAGTATCTAATGATCCTATAGATGATTTTATATTTAGGCCTAAGATCTCGGTATTGCCAGTTGATAGATTTCCACCAATTCCAATAATAGATTTTGTTTGGGAATATGCAGTTAAAGAAATGAACGTACATAAAAACAAAATTATTTTACTTAGCAATTTCATATATTTTTGAACAAATTAATTTTACGTCTTCATCGTTTACTCGATCATGAGAAGGGAGGCAAAGAATCCTTTTTGAAATGTCTTCACTTACAGGACATGATTGTCCATATCCCCATTTTAATTTATTTAATGATGGATAGAAATATCTACGAGCCATAATTAGCTCGGTTTTAAGAAGTTCATTAACTTTAAGAAGAATTTCTTCATTTTCAAATATCACAGGAAAATATGAATAATTATAAGAATCCTCATTGAATGATTGTAGTCTAATTTTACCACTTTCTATCAAAGAACTAAGAGCATTTCTGTATTTGCTATATAATTGTTTACGATAAGCAATAGATTTATCTACAATATCGAGGTTAGTCAATCCAATACAAGCAGTTACTTCATGGATTTTAGCATTAGTTCCTACGGTTACAATCTCTTTTTTAGAATTTAGTCCACATGTACGGATATTTTCTACTTTTTCCATTAATTTTTTATCAGTCGAAATAATAGAACCACCTTCACCGGTATTGTATACCTTGGTTGCGTGATATGAATGGATAGAAACATCTCCATATATAGAAACATCCTTTCCTTTATAATTTACACCAAATGCATGAGCTGCATCATAAATTATTTTCAAATCATGTTTGTTTGCTATTGCTTTAATTTCTTCTATGGCACAAGGGTTTGAAAAAACATGAACTGCAAGTATCGCAACAGTATCTTCGTCAATAGATTCCTCTATCTTCTTTGGATCTATGTTTAACGTATTCGGATCAATATCAACGAATCTAGGTTTATAACCTTCCCATAGAATTGATGAGGTTGATGATATCCACGTAAAAGGAGTCGTAATAATATTACCTCCTTTAGGTAAATTAAGAGCTTTGATAGCTATTTGTAATGCAACAGTTCCATTTACTACAATAGATATATTTGGTATGTTGTATTTTTGTTTGATTCTTTCTTCTAATTCGAGAATCTTAGGTCCTCCATTGGTTAACCATCTTAGGTTCCAAACTTCAGATACGTTTTCTATGAATTTTGTAGTATCATCATTCATAGACGGTTCAGAAACCAATAGTCTGTAACCGGTTAATGGTTTTGGATTGATTTTAGCCATAATGACTTTATTTTCTAACTTATATGTACAAACACAAAAAAAGGATCCGAGTTTCCTCAAATCCTTTCAAATTTTGTATTAAATAGTTTAGTGAATTAAACGATGTTTTCTTCCCACCAGTCTGATCTGAATTGTACATCCATATCAACTTTATCTCCACCGCCGTAATCAAGTCCTAATTCAGGAATGTCTCCTTTAGGGATACAATCATGGAATGTTCTTTGCCAGAAGATGTCTCCTTTACGATTGAAGTTAGTTACAATCAAAGTACCGATGTAGTCTTTTTTAAGACCTTGCTCACCTGTAAGTGGGTTATAAACTAAACGGAACCAATCACGTACTGTTTTGTAAACATAAAGTTCGTTAGCGTCATTTAAGTTCAAAGAGAAACTTAAGGTAAGATCATTTGTCGTACCTGTAGGAGTTCCTGAAGCATAAGAACGTGTAGCGAATTTATATTTTTGTTCAATAGTATCGGTACCTTTATCTTGAGTTAAACCTGAAATTTTATTAACATGCTCGATCAAAATACTTCCACCTGCAACTGTCGCTGGAGGTAAGATTGTTACTTCGAACAAGTTTTGATAAAACGGTTCGTACCATTTGGTAGCTGCTCTACTATTTAAGAAATGTGGTAAACCTGCCATTTGTGTATAGTTGTTTTTTTATATTTATCTTTAGTCCTTTAAAAAATGGCCGACCGATTAAAGTCGGCCATTATTGAATATTATAGGAAGTTACCTGTTGCGATAGCACCTGTTTTAAGAATTGTAGTTCTATGAACTAAGATTCCCATACCTCTAACTGGTTCGATGTAAGTATCTAAGATACCGATATTGTTATCGATAACCTCAGAAGTGTTATTAGATGAATCCATAATGTTTTGGAAGTCGTAAACTCCACCATCAGAAAGAATTTGAGATAAGAAATTATCAGCCAAAGTCTTGATTTCTAAACGGTTTTGAGCAGTATTGAATTCCCAACGGTAATTTTTAAGGATAGCCTCGATACCGTCTTGGATGTATATTAATAACTCTCTAACATGAACTTGGGATAGAGCAGATTTAACTGTTTGTTGTGCAGTTTGGTTA